ACGCCTTTCGATCCCTTGTACAAAAGCCCTTTGTCGATCTTTGACACATCAATCTTCAGTTGTATTCCGACTTTGCTCATATAAATTTCCTTGTTTTAACGGTTGGTAAAATTGGTTTCTTGCGTTTTGCGGGTTCTTGGTCTGACTTCCAGTAACTGTAGAAGTCGGACAACAACTCAAGGCATTGCTGCCAGTAGTCCTCATCAAACGGCACTTCATGTACTTCTAAACCTTCTGGCGTCCAGCAAACAAAGTGACCCAGCTTGCGGCCAGTTATAAAAAGCTGTCCTTGCACTTGCGGCATGTAGTGGTCTGGAACCTTGCCGTAAAGGTTCATGGACGCCGGGCATTTTGCCTCGATCACGATGTCCTCACCTACAAACCCGTCAGGAGTGCATCCCAGCCAGTCGTGGCTCGCTGATATAACGAAACCCTGCTTACCACCAGCACTTTGCACGATATCGCCCGTAGCGACCTCATAGGCCGTTATAGCGTGTATCTCGTTATCACTTCCCCACTCGGTTGCAGAGTTGCCAGCAAACTTGTCCTCACGGCCTGTAAGCTGCCTCCAGAGTTTTTGTCTGCTGTCATACCCTATGCCAATGGCTGACGCAAAAACGCTTGCTGTCAGCCTGCCTTCACGCTCTGGCGAAAGGCTCATGCTAGACGCTCCTTGACTTCAGCCAGCACATCACCGTGGGCTTCACGCTGGTCAGGTGTCATTGACTTCCAAGCAGCTCGGAGTTCGTCAATGTTCTCGCAGCTATGCAGCATCTGACTCAGGATAGGATCAGGCTTGCGGTCAACCTTGTGAGCTTGCGGCAGGTCTTCACCAGCGTAGATGTAATGACCGAGGCCAAACAGAGCTAGGCACTTAACCAGGCAGCGCATCATGGCTGTGTTAACTGCAAAGGAGTCAGGGTTTGGAATAGCCTTGTTCTTGTAGTCCATTACTGGCAACCACATCTTGCGGCTAACCTCACCAATGCTGACAGTGCAGAACACCATCATCGTGCCGTCAGCCATAACCTTTGGCTCGTCAAACTCAAAGGTTGCCTGCGGGTAATGCTCCATCAAGGTAGCCCATGCCCATGCCCAAGACAGGTAGGTCAGGTTGTTTTTCTTTTCGATGTGGTTAGAGCAGTCGATGCTGCTGAGTGTCTGCCATACGTCTTTATAGTTCATGCTAGTTATCCTCTGTGTTGGTTTTAATGTTGACCAAATCTGATTCTTTTTCAGTTAATAAAAAATGTTCATAATGCTTTTTTATTGCTTCGTCTGCTTCGTCTATAGTTTTAAATATCCCTAAATATTGGTGTTTAAAATAAACCTGAAAACGGTTTTTGCTCTCAATCCATGTGCTTGAATATCCAAGGCCTTTTGATGGCCGCAAGTTAGACCACTTAAAGTTTGTTGTATCACCGTCAATATGAAATACATAGCCTTCAGGCCATTCTCCGGTCATGTACATATAAGCTAATCTTGAAAGCCGATACCAATCGTTTTTAATTCTCAAGGCTCCATTTTCTATGGCTTTTGGCCCAGTGATCGCACCAAGAGCATTTTTGCCCATGTTCTGCTTAATGATGCGAGTAAACTGTCCGGTGTACTGGTTGTAATGAATGTGGCGTTTTAGCTCATATTTATTGTTTATCATTGCAAAACTCCTTTTGTGCGTGTTCGTGCATTAAAGCACTACAAGTGCGCTCATGCAAGCACAAATATAGTTTACTTTGCAAAAATAGTGTGCTTACAATGGCGCAACATTAATGCTGTTGCATAAGGTAGGATAATGCGGGATAATAACGAGATGAAAACAGAGAAGATATCAGTAACGATACCAGCTAATGTGATTGATGAAATCAGAAAGTTGGCTGAGATAGAGAAGCGCAGCTTTTCAAATATGCTTAGTTGTCTTGCTCAAGAGGCTTTAAAAAACAAAGCCGCATGACCTTCTGACGGGACTCATGCGGCTCTAACACACTAACGAGCTAAAGATAATCCCATCAAAGAACTTTTACCGTGAACTTGCAAAGCAGCAGGGTGGCTTTATGGTTTATTACGGCATGAGGCTTGATGAGTCTAATGATCGCGCTGAACGATACAAATTAAACACGCATGATGAGGTTTACGATCCTCACGAAATTATGCCATCTAACTACCCAAAATACCTTGCAAAGATGGGAGTGTTTTTTAAGATGCCAATCCTTAATTGGTCTGTTGGGCAGGTCATGGCTTACATCGGCACTGATCGCAACCCATTGTACGATGGCGGAATGACCAGAGTAGGTTGTTTCCCTTGCTTGGCTGCTGGTGACAAAGCGAAGGAGCAGGCATTTGGCTACGATGACTTTGGCCGTTCTCAACGTATTAGGGTAAAGAACCTCGAGGATGAGATTGGCCGCAGTGTGTTTAACAGCAAGGGTGGGCTACAGCGCAATAATCCAGATCAGATCGGATTGTTTGATAATCCAGGCTGTGCAATCTGCAACATTTGACTATGCGCTGGCTTATGGCTGGCGGGTTTTTAACTCTGCCAGCTTTGCTTTGTACTCTGCTTTAATCCGCTTGGCATCTTCAATCGTAAAACGCGCCTCTGTGTTGTCGCACTCGATCCTGTCCACTTCTGCCTGCCCGATTCTGTTAAGCAGTTCCCTCCGGTAGTTTATCAGGTTGCCTGACAAATGATTGTTGCATGTGGCGCACTGGAGCCAGACCTGAGCCTCATCAAACCTTAGCTGGGGAGCAGCCTTGCGCGTCCTGTAGTGTCCAGCATGATACTGGACGCCTTGCTTGTTAGTCCCGCACGATATACAGCCCAGACCATGATCCCTTGCCCTGATGTATGCGTTAAACGCTGTCTGAGCCTCGTTGAGCCACTCTGTCTTTGACTTGATCTTATCCTTGCGGGTCTTGGTCTCAGCCTTGTGTTGACGCTCCCTGGCTTGATTAGCTTTGTCCATGCCGTGACCAGCCATGCAATCACAACTGCAAAATCCTTTTGCTTGCCACTTGTCGGAAAGTTTAGCTGTCGGCAGTGGTGTCCTGCATGACTGTCTGCGGCATTTTCTCACGGTTGTTTCCTGTATTGATCATAAGCCTGCAATGAAGGTTCTGACCATGCCACGCCGTGTTCTGCTCCAGTAGCGTACAGGAACTCAATAAACTCTGACGCTTCACTAACCGTTAATCGGCTGCTGCTTTTTGTTGGCACAAATACAAACTTCTGCCCGTCTAGGCTCGGAACCATCAACTGATCTTGAAACAAGGCTAACAGGAAATACCGCCATTGATCCTCATTTTTACCCAGTATCGGGTGGTCAATGTGCCGCGCAATATCCCTAACCATTGGGTGAAACTTGTCGTTCTGTGATCCTGACCTGCTTGGCCTGTCCAGTACTAGATCAACATCACCTGCGGCCAGACCCTTGACGATTAGCTGGTACGCCCATTGAAACGCTGGCTGTATTTCTTCTGGGCTGCTGATTGTTGTTCTTGGCATTTTCATATGCACCTCGTTCTCTTTTTATCCTGATGTGTGTTTTAACCAATTCCTGCCATTCTGGTGGGCATCCCTTTAACGCTGCTGTTTGGGCGTCTTTGCTACTGGCTTGCAGATACGCAGCTGCGTAATGATGCGGCAGCTTATTGGACACGATACGCTTTGACGCGTTTGCCTGATTCGGTGTCTACCCATCTATCAGCAATCTCAATGCCCATTCCCTTAATGTCGTTTATCCTGCTGGCAAGTCTCATGCACTTAAACCGGAGCAGGGCATCAAGGGCGGTTAATTCATTGCCTTGTCGGAGGTGTCGCAGTATTGCTTGGTTCTGTGATTCTGTGTTCATTGTGTGAGCCTTTTTTAGTTGTTAGTCTTCAAGGTCTAGCAATGTTAGCTTAGGCGGATACATCCAGTGTGTCCATCCAGTCTGGCTTGTGCCGAACTTACCATCTTGGTAAACAACAGCCCCAAAGTAGTTGGGTCTTTCCTCGCTGCCTTCCACTGCAACAAATACCATCCGCTGCTGTTTGGGCAACTCTTTCTCAATGCGCTTCCATTTTGTTTTAAATTTCATATGCCCATGCTCTGACGTAGTTTTGACATTCGATCTTGGTTTTCTTCTGGCGTTAATATCACTGTTACTTTCTCAGGCAGTGCTTCCATCATTGGTGCGTCCAGCTTTTCACCAGCCATTACCCGATCACAGCACTCAGCGTAAAATGTTTTAAATCGCGAATAGATTTGATCTTCTGGGAATGTTGACAGCTCAAACCACCCAGTCGCCAGCCCAGCATGGTAAACAGCAGGATGTGACCACTTGTGCTTGGCTTTTGGACTAGGAGCCATGCAAGCCTCAATGTATGCCTTCTTCACTTCAGGCAAGCCAAAATCCTGTGGCTTGGGTCTGCACAAATCCCTAAACACTGGCAAAGTAAAATATCCTTTAAAGTCCATTGCCTTTATTAAACCAGTCTTTAACATGTTGGCATCCATATCCATCAATCCATCAGCCCAAGTCTTAACCATTGCCGCGTCCAAAGTTGAGTTCAGCAAACCCATTGCCGACAACCTTCTCAAAGTCTCCTTCAATTGATCCGGTGTCGGTGGTTCCGAATGCCTCGTTGAGTGCCTGCTCGATTCGCTGCTCTCTGGTTGGTTTAGCCCTGCTAAAATTGACGACACTGATTTCATCTTCCCATCTCCTGTTTTTAAGCCATCTCTCAACGTGCGGAAAATTAGACGCAAATGCGTTGTTGGTCAGCTTGATCTGTTTGTCCTTAGCCTGGGCAAACAAACCACTTAACATTTCGGAGTGCAGAGACTTATCAGGTTTTAATTTCAGGTAGGCAGACAATGCGTTTTTTCTGCTGCCCTTGTCTCCATACCCAGCAGGCCAGCAAGACCAAAGCTCGTCAAACAACAATGTCCGATCCTGATCGGATGTATTTATAATGGTCTGTTCATTGGTCTGTTCAATGGTCTGTTCTTTGCGGGTATCCACTTCGGACACCGTTATGGTAGCCGGTTCGGACACCGTTGTAGTAGCCGGTTTGGATACCGTTTCCACTTTGGATACCGTTTCCAGTTCGGGAACCGTTATGCGGTAGGTGCATGGGGATGAATAGCCGCCAAGACCTTCTTTTTGTAGCCATCCAAGATCAACTAATTGCTTTGTCACCTTGCTGATAGTTTGCTCAGTGTAGCCGCACCTGGCTGATAACGCTTTGCGCTTTGGAAAACAGGTGTCAGTGTTTTTATTACGAAATGACAATAAAGCCACTAAAACGCGCAACTGCATTTTGGTTAACCTGTCATCAAGACAGACTTCGATTGGGACAATAGAAAATAAATTCATTACTCTACTCTCTGCTTTTCTCCTCTCTTTTTAGATGCTGGCTCCCCGTGGGTGAGAGAGAAGGCAACCAATTCAGGGGATCAATCCGGAATCGGGAGCCAGCGTGACTAATTATAGCAAGTTATTGCCATATAAATGCACTTTTTTCCTTTCAAACACTATGCCGTCGATCATCGTCAGGTACAGCCTGCCATTGCATTCAATCATTTTAAAGTGACCTGAAGCATAAGCCCTGACTGGTGTAGCCAGATCAATACCCTTGCGAGGTAGGTAGACAGTGAATATGTCGTACCTTGTGCCTTTGTAAGCCGTTAAGCGACCAGCTGGCCGATGCTTGTCTGGCCTCATGGTCTTGAGACTTAGCCAGGGGTCTTGCCCTCTGCCTTCTTCCCGTTCAAGACTGGCTGTCCAGTCAATTGCGTAAGTGTTTAGCATTTCATTATCCTTTTAAAAAAGACTTATCTGGCTGGCGTCTTGTTCTTTTTTCTGCCGAAGCAGGTTTTTGCTTAATTCCGTTTCATCCCTTGCAAATCCAAGAGAGTGAAAATTTAAATCGTTTTTTAGTATTGCCATTGCTATTTTTTTATAACTTGGCGCTCTCCCGCTTTTTTCCAGTCCTGCCGGTAATTCGTCCGGTATGTCAGAGCCGTAACACCGGCAGCACCATGTGTCCACATAATCCTTTACCTTGCGCGTAGCCGTCTTCCCATTGCTGTATCGCTCTCTCTGCCTCTCTGTTTGCCAGTAACCGCTGCTCATCTGTTAGCATTCCCCACGCTTTGCGCGTTATGTCTTCTGGTATGTTTAAAGCCAGCGCAACCGCCGCATGACCAACCCAAGCTTTCCTGTTTAGCGAATAATCGGTAAGCGCATTCTCGCAACTTACCGGCCATTCTTGTATTACCCTTAACATGTAACTGCCGTACAATTTGTGATCGCCTGTAAATGCTATTGCGTCTTCGAACGCTTGTGCTGGGTTGGTTGCCTCGCCCCACATATTGGCAGCAACCTCCTCCCACAATCGGCAATCATGGTAGACCCGCTTAAATTTCATCCGCTAATGCCTCCTCATAATCCTCGGCATCCCAGCTTGATGAAAAGTCCTGATTCTGGAACAGTGCGGCCACGCCTGTAATCTGTTTTAGCCGCAGCAACTCATCTTTTGACATACCGATGTGCTTGCATATCCACGCATCACCCTTGCCCATCTCCACAAGCTCGGCCACGATGGTGGACATAAGCTCGATGTTGTGACTGCCACGCGCTCGGTTGTTCCCGTATTGGTCAGCCTGGTCTAGTTCAACAAATACAGTTGCGTCCAGAAAAACGCCTTTCGATCCCTTGTACAAAAGCCCTTTGTCGATCTTTGACACATCAATCTTCAGTTGTATTCCGACTTTGCTCA